ACCCGGCCCATAGGCCAGTTGACCACGTTAACCCCGGAGATGTATCTTGAGCCTATGGCAAGGTCGGCGCCGTCGCGGTCGCATGCCGCATGAAGTCTTATCAGGTCTGCCGGGTCATGGGAGAAGTCGGCATCCATCTCACAGATATACCTGTAATCTCTCTGCAGCGCCCAGTCGAATCCCGCTATGTATGCTCTCCCCAGGCCTGCCTTTTCGGGTCTCTCAAGGAGTTGCAGGTTGGGGTATATACGCATCAGGTCTTTCGCAATGGTGCCGGTTCCGTCGGGTGAGTTATCGTCAATGATGAGTATGTCAAACGGGACGCTGAGTCCGGAGATGGCATGGACCAGCCCGTGGATGTTTTCCGCCTCGTTGTATGTTGGTATCAGTACCAGGTTTGACATAGGGTCAGCTCACCGTGCGAATTTAACTAATTTTCTTAGTCTGTCCCGTCATTTTGACCATAACCTCTCATTACACCCCTGTTTTGATCTCCGGATCGCTGCCGGTGACTTTTTATCTTGTTGTTATTTAAAAAATTTTTGAAAATATTTTGGATGTTTGTGAGGAAGCGTTACTTTTGTCACCCCAAATGGTTGAAAACCGGGGTGTTCTTTATAGTGTGCGCTTATCAGTCCCATAGCTCAGTTGGTTAGAGCGCTACACTGATAATGTAGAGGTCCCCAGTTCAACTCTGGGTGGGACTACGTAAGGGGATTTAGCTCAGTTGGTCAGAGCACCTGCCTTGCACGCAGGGGGTCAAGGGTTCGACTCCCTTAATCTCCACAACACCTATTGATCTACTGGTTGTTACGAAGACCGGGGACCAAATTAGGGACAAAAGAGGGACTTCAAAGGTCCAAAGACCGCATGTTTTTCGTGCGGTCTTTTTTTATCACGTCAACTTCTTTTACTATATCCTCCCCACACTCGTTACTGACAAACAGTTTACCCTGCCATTTCCCATAATGAATGAACAGGAATTTCTTTTCACGTTCAATATATGCAATCTCTGTTGACCTATTTTTGTATTCTCTCCGGGTGACTTCCAGAGTCAAGCCGTCACCGATCAATACTTTCCCGGCAAATGTAAAGCATCCTTCATGATCAAAAAACGGATAGGACCTGTCAAGTCCCTCCCGGATCACCTTATATAAGCTGTCATTTGAAGCCAAAAGCTGAGCCTTCCCCGTTGTGTCAATTTTGATGTGGACCCTCTGGACTATGCGCTCAATCTGCTTTGGCTTGATCTTCAGAAGTCTAATCAGGCTGTCCTGCTCAATTGTTATGCTTGCCAACATCTCCCTTTGTGTCAGGGTAAGTCGCATATAATTATTGACTTCCAATAACAGCTGCTTCTGATTATTGGCCAGCCGTTCGCTTTTCGCCCGTTCTCTCAAATAGGCCCGTCTCATTTCATTGCCCCAGACCGCCAGACCGAAGATCAAGAAGGCTATTCCTATATATATATACTGTTTCAATTTCAATATCATAGCTTTTATTTTCAGATCCCAAGTTTGTCTTCCATGAGGCAGACGGGGCAGCGCAGGTAAATTGTCCCACTTTGGTCGTCAAAGACTATTGACCATTTGTGAGGTTTTAGCAGCCTGTATTCTCCGTCTGAGGCAAACGTGGTCATGCAAATATCACAACCCATACATTCAAAGTTATCCCCCTCCAAAAAGACCGCTTTTGCCCCACACTTACATCTCAGAACTTTCATCATCCTTTCTTTATTTCGGAGGTTCCAAAGTTCTGCATCCGGTGGCTGTAAAGCCAGTCGTACACATTGAAGCTGGGACAGTTCTTTGCAGCCATCTGGTTATGTCCTACCACTATGATGTCAGGGTGACGAAGAATTGTGCGCTTTATGCTCTGAAGCAAGGTCGCCTCCATCTTGTCGGTGTAATGATCGGAGAATCGGGGAAGACTCCCCTTGCCTCCAGCCAACATGACATGACGGCTGACGGCATTAAAGCCAGCAACACCCCACGTCATCTCATCAGATTCAACAAAGGCGTCGTCATTGTAGGGAGTCAGCAGCTCCCAGTTCCCATTTCGGTGGATCATTTCCGAATACCCCAGTCGATCCCAGCCCCGGCCTTTCATCTCAGCAATGGACTTCCCGTCAATGGACTCGTTCGGTAGCGCTTTCCGGGACCCGTAGGATTTCCCCTTATATTTCACACTGCCGTCAACAAGATCGCAGGGACCCATGTGCCACTGCTCAAGCATGCCTTTGGTCACCTCCATATTCGGAGGCGTGTCAGCGCAATGAATAACATAGTATTTCAGTTTCCTCATGTCAATACTCCTCATTTGTTGGTTTTGTCTCTCCCGGAGCTTCCGGTTCGTGTTGGTGGTTTGCCGCTTCCCTAATCTTATAGTATCCCATTGTGATGCCTTCCAAGAGGCTATTCTTTGCCAGAATAAAAGTGTAAGCCAGTAGCATCAGTGAGATGAAGGCCGGGGTGTCGATAGTCTGAGCAACGTACCGCCAGACACCAAGGGCTAGAACTATCAGGCCCAGGGCTGTCGTTTTCCAATTTTTGACCCTTTCAATTGTCCCCATTTGCTTTGAATGTTATTCTTTGGATAAGATCTTCGGCTCTACCATATTTAGCAAGCCCAGAATGTCGAACAGCTTTGACTTTACCAGATCATTATGCTCACGATTCATTACATGAGGGTCCTTGTATAAGATACCAATGAACGCCTCTGCGGAATGGTCTCCGTTTGCTTGCCGTATAAGGAAGAAATAAAGCGAGTTGTATCCGTACTTAGTAAGGAAGTCACGCTTCACATTCGGGTCCTTGCACATTGAAAGGTCAGCCTGATGGTAGGTATGGAAGAATAACAGGAAGTCCATTGCCTCCGGGTACCTGGAGCAAAGTATGTCTTTAAACTCCTGCTGAATAGAGGGACTGGCTGCAGAAGGTTTCTCCAGCATGATTGTAAATTTCTTCATCCCACGACCATTGTTCCAGTGTCCGTTATTGTGGAACCGAGCTACAAAGACATTGGACGCATGTAGCTTGGCGTTAAGGGTAAACATGATCTCATCTAGCATCTTATTGTACCGGGCTTCATCTCCCAATGACACGGATTTTTTTCCTACCGCCTCAATCTTTCCCCGGAGAAACATGTAGGTGAAGTAGGTCATAAAACCGAGTATGACTACCGACATGGATGAGAGCAAAATGTCTAGCATTTTCATTTTGAGACTTTCGTTACTTTGATTGTGAATATCAGACTGTCTAGTATCTGGGCGGACTCAATGGAGTCCAGCTGCGCTTTTTTTTTTAATCCCTCCTCTATGATGGAAGTTATTTTGACATAGTGCTGGAATTCTGCATCTTTTCTGGTCCGCAAGTCCTCTTTAATACCGGCATGAACGGATTCCACATAATTGCCTATGAGTACCGTATTGTCATGGACGGCATTCAACTGCCCATCAAAGTCTCGCATCCAGATAAGCATACTGTCAAGCTGGTGCTTCACCTGCATCACCACGACATGAGTCTCAACGACCATTGCAGAGTCTGCTGCCTTCTTGGATTCTGCTTTGGAATAGTAAATGGCAACTCCCCAGACGGTGGTCACAATTGTGATCAAAATCGTGATTATAATTTTTGCCGGCCCAGCGTACTGAGTGAGCAGTGAGGTAATTGGTGTTTTCTCTTTCATTTTGGGTATCATTTCTTTATTAAGTATTGATCGCTTCGACTCTTATTGTGCAGATATATCCAGAGGATGCGATGAAGTAATCTCCATTTGGCTGTCCAGCTCCGCTTGCAAAGTCATCGTGATGCCAAGGGGCAAATGTGTCTATCAGAATCTCGCTTCCAATAGCGCCTTCCCTATAACCCCAGATACTTGCATATACCCGGACTTCGTCCCATGTAGCCAGCCCTTCAAGGTTGTTATAGAACACTGTTCCATTATTGGGGTAGTTGTTAAACCCGACCTCTGCCGTAAAGCCCTCTGGGGCATCAAAAACAACTGTTGTGGCTGCGAGTATTTTTACTGTCTTAGCAAAGTCAGTAGTGTTCGGCAACCGGCAAACAATGTCACTGTCAGTAAAGTCAATCAAATGATCGACTAGCCAGACTCTTGCGGTGTATTCTCTCTGAATGGTCTGGTTCGGGAGCGTGACCGATATCCACAACTCGTTGCCAACCTCATCATCTTCCAGATTAACTGCTTCATAACCTACCAGAGTAGTCCCGGCATAAACGGCAAGCATAACGGCTATAACGCCCATATCAGACCAGTTTACTTCTCCCATGATAAGAGAGACCTCAAATGTTACGCTGCCACCCGATGCAACAAAAATGTCCTCCGCTGCTGGTGGGGCAATCCATCCGGGTGGAGTGGCGTCCTTATTGTATCCGGCAAATGAACCCAAGCTGCCGGCCTCTGGTACTGAGTTGACCAGTTCGTGATCCACGGCAGTCCTTGCAGTAGGACCGAAGCCAGACCACACGTTTATGTTGCTGCATCCGACCAGCGCCTTGACCTTTGATGCTGCTCCATAGATGACTTTACGGGTGAAGCTTATGCCCAGTCGGGTGCAACTAACATAGTCCCCGGTAACAACCATGTCCGATTGACGGGGAATATCTGCCCTTGCCTTTATCTGCTCAGCTGTGTAGCCTCGGTATTTTGATATTATCTTGCCCATGTATTTTTCATTTATCATGTTCCATATTTACCTTGCGTCAGGGTGATGTCAACCGAAGGTGCTACCCCTGCATTATCGGTTATCCTCAGGATCATGCTTCTATTATAGCTGTTGTAATTAGTTTCGTATGCCATTGCCCTGAACGTGCGATCTCCGGTCGCACTTGCCGGGCTTATATATGCCCATGAAGTTCCCTGCCCGGTATTGATCTTTGTGATTGTGTTTACGATTGTATCTGGGGTGACGTTTATGTTGCAATACGGAGTGTAGTTATAACTCTGAAAATTCAGATACAGGGTGGTAAGACTAATCTCAATTAGCGCCGCTGCAACTTGCTTCTGTTGTAATATGCCATGAGTAGTTGGTATCATGCTGTCAAATCTCCCATTAGCACCCAATAATCGCCCCCCCGGTGGTAGGCTGTTGCGCCGATCCACTGAGAGGCCAGTTTCCTATTGCTGTTCTTGCTGAAAAGTGTAGCAGTTGCTGAAATGGTAATGACGCCGGTTCCCACGTTCACAATCGTCACCTGAAAACCAGTTGCCATGTAGGCCGGCAAAGTCACTGTAAAGGTTCCGTTGCATTCCAAAATCTTATTGTTGTCAGCGGCAACTAGGGTATATGTACTGGTCTTTGTGTTTAATGTGGCATTTAGCGTCGCATAATCATGGGTGTGCGAGGATATCAGTCCAGTCAGCTGGGCCTCAATCATCGCTTTGGTTATCCCTGTTATATACGCATTCAGGTCCAGCGCCCATGTATTTGCAGCTGTCTTTTTGAGCAGCCCAGACGTTCCTACCAGTGCAGCTATGGAAGTCAAATCAGCGTCTGAAGCCTGTGCGTCTGTTATCCCATATCCTGCCAATGTTGTCGGTTTGCTTAACAGTTGGGCGAAAGTTGACTGGTGCGGATTGCTCCCGATCAAAAGCGAGTGGTCATAAGCCGTCTTACCCCTGTCTCCCTGGTAAGCTGTGACGGATGTTTCTCCTAGCTCTAAAGAGGACCCTGAAGCCGGCAGTTGGGCCGCTGGCACTTTCCCAGTAGCGTCCAGCTCAGCCAGACCTGATACGGCTCCCTTCAGTGATGTGGCCAGCTTGTTATTCAGGTCCGTCTGAAGGCCGGTGACATCAGCAATGACATGACTGTGTGCAGCTGGTGTCATAAGACCATCCTGAATAGTCAATACCCCGGCGACAAGTTCAAACTGATCAGTGTCATAATCCAAGCGAACGTTTGAAGGGGTGTCCTTGCGAAGCGGTAGGGTAGCTGTTAGGTACTCCAGAACATCCTCCTGAACGGCCCCGGCGATCCATGCAGTGATCTCCTCGGTTGCCTGGATCTCTCCATTGATAAAGAGGTCGAAGTTGGATCGCACTTTCCAGACAGAAAAGTCTATTTGATCCGGGGTGGTATCGGCACTCTTATCAAAGTACCACATGTAGTTCCACTGGGCCAGTGCTTCTGCGATCTGCTTCTGAGTCCTGCCGTATGCGTTCTGAATACTAACACTGAGGTCATTCAGGGTGGCAATAACGTCCACGTTCTTGTTGATATTCGTGACCGCTTCTTTGAGCTGCTGGGTGGTTCGGTTAGTCTTTTTCTCTCCGATCTGGATCGTCTTTTCTGCCGGGAAGTCCAGTTTTTCAGTTATGGACAATACCCTTGTGGAGAGGGTGTTTAATCCATTGACGAATATGACATTGCTTCCGACAGCCAGCGATATCCCCAACTGCGTAAATTTTACTGGGAAAGAGTTGACCCGATATGTGTTCATGTCTTCACCCTGCAGAGCGATCTCCGTATCTACAGCGGCCTCCAGTGTAGCCTCTGCTGCATCAACATAAGCCTGTGGCATGAGGATATTGAACAGGATTACTCCGTCCCCGTCTGAAGGGATAATCACTTCGTTGGGAATAATTATCCCGGTGCTTTCATCAAAAATGATCTCGTATTCAGTAGTTGCGCTGATATAGCCCAGCTCGAACTCCCGGCCCATCAGGTTCCCTGACTCAAAATGAACTGACAGAGTTTTCCCTGCGACAATCATTTCCTCAGTGAAGTTGAAGCCAGCTATCTTAAAAAAGAATACTGAATACCTCTCATAAATAGGTAACAGGTTCTCATCAACGCCAATCTGTATCTTGTTCCCGTCTCCGTCATAAGCGAATTTTAAGACGGCCCGGACTGCTGAAATAGCCAAGTTTGAGGACGGGTAGATGTCATCAAAGATCAGGACCTTTGTGAATATCTGCTCCTGTGGTAGCCCGGCCTCGCTGTCTTTGAATCCCAGCGGACAGCTGACTGCCGGCAGTGCCAGTCTCTTTTGAACGACGTGATTTGTTGTTGACCCGGAGTCATAATCCTGGTCGATGTTTCTGGTAGAGCCAAAGGCATAAAAGCGAGTGTAGTAACCATCATTTGTCGGCGTCTGGTCCGGGATGCTGACCTCTGTTCCTACAGTCAAAGTGACCGGTTCACCATGAGCGCACTTGCCAAAAGTGATGACCGTACCATTGAGATACCATTCTGTTTCCCATGCTCCGGCAATTTCGTTCAGTGCATCAAAGATGCTGGTAGCCTGAAAACTGAGTGACTTTGTTCCGGTAAGCCCGGCGTCATAAGCATAGGTATAAGTATCTTCAAATTCATCCAGCAGGCCCCGGACAATCGCTGTAAGCAAGTTCGGAAGGTTGTCAGTGAGGGTCCAGTCCGATTCTCTCCCGGTCACAACGCCCTCTGTCTCCTGAAGAAAGAAAAAAGGCCTGACGGTCCATGACATGACTTTTGAATGGAACTGAGGCTCGTACTTGTATTCAACCTCATTTACCCTAACCGGCATATAAGGCTTCAGTAGCCTATATGTCTGCTCGTTAAATATCACATAAGCCCCAGCTGGCAGAGTCGCTCCTGTGAGGGATATATAGGATATCAAGACGTAATCAGATACCATCAGCTCCGACACATGCTCTGAGCCTTCGGTCACTGGTACTGAGACAATCAGGTTACCGGCTACGTCTCTAATGTCGATCATCTGTTCATGGGGTTAGGCTCACTGAATGTAACCGCTACTTTGCCCAGTGTTGTCAGGCTAGAGAGTGATGCTGAATTGAGATAATCCAGAGTGAAAGTGATCCCCAGACTGACAACATTCAGTACCATCCGTCCTAGATACAGCTCAGTCATAAATGATTTGTATCGGGTAAGAAAGTCAGTCGATGCCTTCGCAAAGCAAAAGACAACGGTGAGGGTTCGCTCGTCCACTTTCGGCGTTGAAGTCAGAACCTGTTTGCCGTCTTCCTGCCGGGACTTATTACTGATATAGTCCTTCATTGGTGATGCCACCAGTAATTTGTCTTCACTGCCTTCTTCAAGGAACACACCCCAGGTGGTCCACGCATCCTTCGTATTTATGAATAAGTCTCCTGTCATAATCCTCTGGTATTTTCTTCTATTTTATTCAGCCTGTCGTTCATCACATACAGCTCATTGGTGTTCTTTGCAATCTTTGTCAGCTGGTCCAGCCCGGAGAGACTGATATCACGTAGCTCAAGGGTGTACTCTGCTGCCAACAGACTGGTTTTTCTTACATCCGTCAAGTCCGCCTGTAGGAAGGCTAGTGATACTGCCGATCTTTCCCCGGACATCTGTAAGGCCGTAAACCGACCATTCAGCTCGTCCCCGGTATCCTGTGACATTGTGGCAAAGGCATTCTTTGCAGCCTCCTGTCCCTTGTCCATTGCATCAAACAAATCATTGAAGGGAGCAAGCGCCGAGTTCATGTCAGCTCCCAGTGCCGCTGCATTGGCCTTAAACTCATCAAGGCGCTCAGTGAATGACCCGTCTTCAACAGCGGCCCAGACTTTATCGACAAGCTCCTGAAGCAGCGGATCGAACCTTTGAATTATCAGGGAGTTTATGATAGCCTCACGGAAGGCGTTTTCCATGTACTCAGCAGTCTCGTCTGCCGAAACCTTACCGTCCTCCATAAAGCTCGAAAATGAGTCTCTCATGCCGTCAAAGGTCATCCCCGATAATGCCTCACTGAAAGCCAGTGCAGAGTCAGCCAGCATCTGGTCAATGTCAGCCCCTTCAGCCTTCAGGTCTCGGAGCTGCTCGAATAGCTTGGCAGCCTGTTCTTCAAGTTTACCCTGCGTGTATAGCCGTTCAAGCTCCGCAAAGCTTTTCCCGTTAAGAGAGCCATAACTGTTTTCCACTTTGGCCTTACGGAATAGAGTTCCATGTATGTTTGTCTGGCCCGATATATATTCGAGCTTTTGCAGTTCAGCAAGTGTATTATTATAAGTTTTGCTGGTGGCCTCTTTTTGCTTGTCCAGCTCAGCTGTGATCCGCTGGTGGTATTGCAAAGCCAGTTCCCCGATCTGCTGTTCTATCCTGAGACGTTCCCGGAGAAGGGCTTGGTATTCTCTTTCTCCAGCTGTTACTGCATCTCTCCAAGCATAAATTTCCTCCCGGATCGCTTCGTTCTGCTCCCTGATTTTCTTGAAGATGGTAAAGATTTTGCCCAGTCCTTTGAGTACTGAAGCTATGCCTCCAATAATGTCCCCGGAGGCCAGCTGTGCTACACCCTTGCCCAGCTCCCCAACGCCACCGATCAGACCAGTAATGTTCTCGGCTGCATAGGCAGCGTCCTCCCCAAACAGGCTACCGATCCCGTCACCAATTTCTGTAAGGTCCCCGGTAATGGTGTCGATTGAGCTGGTCAGCTTTTCTGCACCACTTTTGATCGTATCAGCATCCCCGGCCTTCATTGCTTCGACCATATCACCCCAGCTCTCACCCAACGCCCGGAATGGATTCCGGTTAGTGATTGTGTCTTCCAGCTTCTCAATAGCATCCTGATATTCTTTCAGGTCTTCGGGGTTCCATGCTGTGGCATTGACTGCCTTTGCCTGTGCCAGAATTGATTTGAGTGTTGACGTCCCGACCTTCTCCAGATCACCGAACATCTGTTTCCATAATCCGGTATCTTGAAATTGCTCAAAGTCGATATCTGCCAGCGACTCAATCATCTGCTTTTTAGCTTCAGCGATAGCTGCGTCTGTTGCCGTTGCGTTCTCTGCTGTTCTGCTGGCTTGCAGGTCGGCAATAGCTTCATTGAACTGCTTCTCAATAGCAATCCTCTGGGTTGCATAATCCTGATATTGCTTTAAAAGCTCAGCAGAAAGTCCCTGCTCCGCCTTTGCTCTTTCGTCAATGGCCTGTTGATCCTTTGCGCTCAGCTGGCCCTGCTGGGTCCCAGAGAGCTGAGCAACGCCCTGAGTTGTCGGGGTGAAGATAAGATCCTTCTTTTTCCAGTCCTGGTTACTGGTTTCCCATTGCGCCCGTTCAATCTCCTGCTGGTCCTTAACCATCTGTTCAGCTAGACGGCGGTTTTCAGTAATCTGCCTCTGGTAGTTAAGCTCTATCTGCGCTCTCTGTTTGGCATGGCCTTCAGCCATTACGCCGATCTTCCCCTGCCAGATTTCATATTCAGCATTGATCTCCGCTTCAGCGATCTTTTTCTTGGCCTCCAGAATAGCTGCCAGCCGGTCATTCAGTTCCTGCTTTGAAGTCTTATCTGTAGTGGCTTTTTGTGGCTTTGTCCCAGTAAGGGTTTCCAGCTGTTTCTTCAGCTCCTCGATCCTCTCAACCTGTTTGTCAATGTCTTCTACAGTTGATAGAGACTCCCCTTTGCGCATGTCCTTCAGAATGGACTCCGCTTCAATGATACCTGCCTTAAGCTCGGTTATCTGTTGTAAGACTGAAGCCAGAGGACCTTTCTCGGCTGCGCCGTCTGTTGTGCCGCCTCCGGTGGCTATGACGCCGAACAGCTCCTTCGCTTGCTTGTCTGCTGCTTTGGTAGCGACGATGGCCTCAGAGATGTTACCGACAAAACGCATGATTGCAGGGTTGTCATAAGAGCCTTTGCTGTACCCGAAAACAAAGTCCTTCATCTCTTTGGAGAGTGTGGTCTGGAGACTTTCACCCTCTGCCATACTCTGCATCAGGGCCATTTTGATCTCAGAATAGAATTTGCTCCCTGTTTCCTGACCGAGCTGTTTTGTCAATTTCTCATAGAGTTTACTCAGGTTGTCTGACATGGTTTCATCCAGTGCAGCCCCTTGCTCTTCCATGAATTTGTCATACTGCCGGGCGTCATAAGACTGCTGGATGCTGGCAGTAAGACTGAGGTATTTTCCCTCCAGTGTGCCAACCCGGTCAATCTCGTCAGCCAGTGTTTTGTCATACTGGCCGTATTTCTTTATGATCTTGTCTTTTGCTGCCTCAAATTCGGCAGTACCCTTCTTTGTTGCAGCCAGCTCTGCATTCAGCCTAACTAACTCCCGTTGTTCTCCCAGTGAATTGTTCTCAGACTCTTTGGATGCTTTGTTAAGCCGTTCTGTGGCCTTCTCCATCTCATTCTGATGAGTCACCACCTTGTAGATCGCAAAGCCCATTGCGGCTATTGCTGCGGCGACTAAGATGTATGGATTGGCAAGCAATGCCGTTGAAGCTGCCTTCAGAGACTTGACAAGCCCCTGCTGAGCTATAGCCAGCATCTTAGTCCTGGCTGCTGCGATTGCTTCAGCATTTGAGAGGTGGATCGAACCCATTGCTGCCAGCTTCTTTTCCAGAACGGCCTGTCGCATGATCTTAATGTTCAGGGAGTGCATGGCATTGATGACCAGAAGCGAAGCCCGGTATGCTCCGTAAATAGCAATCAGCTCAATCACCACCCTGCCAATTTCATCCAGATTCTTTGTGACCTCAATGCCTCCCCGGAGCAGGGATTCAAATGCTGGTTCGAGCTTTTTACCAAGCTCGTTCTTTGCCATGTCAGCGGCATCCTTCAGGTTGGACTTCAGACCCACAATACTGTCAGCCTGTTTCTTCATCAGGTCATTGAACCGGCCTCCCTCAGATGTCATATTCTTGAATGCTTCCTCTACATGGGGGAAGCCCACTTGTCCTGCACGGACGAGCTCGTTAATCTCGCTTACGTTGACTTTGAGAACCTTTGCCAGTTCCTCGTAAATTGGTATTCCTCTATTGGCAAACTGCCTTATATCAATCTGCATGACCCTTCCACTGGCCCGGAGTGTTCCGTATAAATAAACGATATCATTCAGCGGAGCAGATACGCCACTGGCAACGTCTCCCAGAGTGACCAGTGTATCGTTGACCTTCTCTACATTGAAGCCATAGGCCAGAAGCTGTTTTGCTCCTGATGCTACCTGAGTTAAGTCAAAGGGTGTTTCGGCAGCCGTCTTTGTCATCTGGGCCATTAAAGCCCTTGACGCCTTTTCGCTGCCAAGCATGGTCGTGAAGGCTATCTCCAGTTGCTGGAACTCGCCCCGGACCTTTGCTATATTTCCAATGATCCCAGCTGCTGCCGTAACGGTGAACATCGCACCAAGAGCTATCGCACCTTTTTTGAACGAAGACTCGAGACTGGCCCCGGACTTGCTGGCCTGTTGATCAATCTTGTTAAAGCCCTGAGTAACCCGGTCTGCACCCTGCTGGAATTGTGTAGTGTCAAGCCCAACACCGTACCATTCCTTGCCAGCTACGTTATTCATCCTCTTTGAGCGTTTTCATGTGATCAATAAAGTCCCCGAACCCCAGCCCTTTCTTGACTGGTTTATTGTCTTCGTCCTTATTGTAACCGCTATCAGGGATGACGGCGTTGAACATGATCACGTTGACGTAACTCATGTCATAAAGGACGTACTCTATGGTAAGACCGTACCACTTAACGACACTGGCGACTGTGGCCCAGATGCTGTCGTTTCTGCCTTCCTGGTCTTCTTCGTTATCCCGACTTCTAAGAGGAAAGCAGTAAGCCCGAAAAAATCGCCAACCTCCAGATGTCCCAATAGTGTCATCATTGCGTTTTTAAGCTGGACCGGAGAGGCTGTGTGGAATAGTTTCTGTGATAGCTGAAGTAGATCGCTTTTGTGGAATGGCCGGCGTTTTTCTGGCTTCTGGACTCCCAATATCATTACGGCGACAATCTCTGCAATTACGGTGCAGTCTTTTGCTATGCGTAATGTCTCAGCAAGGACCTTGTCTTCATCCAGCGTCTGGCCCGGCAGTAAGGCAACCAGCTCCGAAACCTTTACAAGAGTGGCGATGGTAGGGGGTGCGACCTCATAGTCAACACCACCCAACCTAACCACTTTTTTTTCCTGCAATAGTGCTTCAGATACCGTCTTCTCTATTTCGGCCTCCATTATACTACTGGTGCAAGCTCAAACAGATAACCGGCTGCACCTTTCAGGATTGTAATTTCAAGCGTCACAGTCCAACCCTCTTTCTCGGAGAATACCGGCGTACCTGAAATGATACACTTCGGTGCTTCAAAAGAGTCTGATCCAACGACTGCTGAAGCGAACTTCACCGAGTAGTTGCCAGATTTGATCAGTGACTTTACCTGACCTGTTTCAACTGCGTCCACTGTCCAGAACTGTTTTGCGTTTGCAAGTCCGACAAGTGTGGCAGCGATCTTCAATGATGGTTCGTTTTTCAGTTCATCAATCAGAACGTGTCCTGTTCCGAAAAGCTGCATTGAACCGCCATCTTCCGGGGTAATGGACATTGAGTCTTCTTTGATGTTACCGAGTGAAACCAGCGGAGCGCCCATAACGTCTAATGCGCCTGTAGCTGCTACGCTCATTACTATTGTTCCCCATGCTGTTGCCATAGTGATTTTGTCTTATTAAATTGTTAGATACTCAAACTTTAATCTCATGTTGATAAAATGCTGATCGATCTCCTGTTCCTCATAAGTCGTGATCATGTTGTCCCCTGAAAGGAATTTGTACCCGGACCGTTCAAAAGCAATATCGCTGGTCATCAACTCCTCTTTAAAGGTGTTGAGAGCTATGGCAAGCGCCTTGCACCTGCCGACATTCTTAACCAGTAACTGCTGCCCGTTGTCGATATCCGGGACGTAGCAATTGATATTCACGACTCCCGTCTGCTTCTGTCCATCCAGCCCTGTAAGGAAGGCAATAACTATATCCTCCATCTTTGAGTTGAAGGGCCTCATACCCTGTCGGTAAATATCTCCGCTGATCAGTGCCGCAATCGGGTCTGCCTGTAAAAGCACGAAAACGTCCTGTTCAACCTCCTCTGCTACTTTTCTCATTTCTTCCTGACATTAAAGCCCAGCTGTCTTAATAGCTGGGGGACCAGTGCGTCACTTCTTAATTCTGCGCCTGAGATGACATCGTATGACTTGGTTTCTACATAGGTTGCATAATTCATTCCTGCAACCACAATAAGGACTAGACTGTTCCCATGTTGAGATATAATCTCGCTTAGAAAATCCTTGCCCTGACTGGCTCCTTCGGCGCCCTGCTTCACTGCGGCAAATCCACTTTTAGAAATGACTCTCCCGTTATCAATAACTGCAAAGCCCACTGAGCTTCTCAGGTTCCCTGTCTGGTCAGTGTAACTGCCATTTGTCCTTGCATACACAACGCACTCCTCTCCAACTCTTACCAGAGTGTTATACATTGACTGTTTCGCCAGCAGGACATTCCGCCTGATGGCGGTGTTTACGGCTCCTTTTGGTGACAGTCTTTTGATAGTCATTACACTATTATTTTAACTCGCTGGATGTCTTCGAGGAATTCAATACTGATGATCTCCCCTTCGTGTGCGACCTGTCCCCGGCTGTTTGTCAGTCTGAGTAGCTTGGCTGCAAAGTCCATTTTCTCAGTCGTAATCGTGTAGCTGGCCTGTTTGAAGGTTCCATCCGTATAGCGTCCCTGATTGCTGTTTTGGACTGGCGTGTAAAGGCATTCAATTTCATCGCTCCAGAGAAAGGTAACAGGGATCGGCTCTCCGGTTAACTGGTCTATGCCTCCCCCGGTTGTCACTCTTGTTGCGATTGTGCCTTTCACGATAAGTCGGCTCTGAACGTTACACTGCCCTCAGTGACATAATTGCTGCCATCGATCCCGGCTTCGTTGCATAATCTCTTTAGCAACAAAAGTGCGGCACCCTTATCAAAGGACTTACTTACCCCTCCTTCAGATACCGACTGGAGAGGGATGAGCTGCGATAGCAGCTCAATCTCTACCAGTAATATCTTGGCTTCGTCCTCCACCTCAGCAGTAGCCGTCAAGCCATGCTTTTCACACTTGCGTGTGATCATGTCAGATGAAACCGGGAACGGCTGTAAATCATGCTTTATAGCCAACAGATAGGTCATACCTTAGACAGTTGCGCTGACGTCAGTAATAAAAACGTCTTTGTTACCAATAAAGGCAGGGAACGCAAACATCTCGTATCCCACATAACGGCCTTTGTCGTTTCTCCACTGAGAAACAAGGTTGTCATTGAACGTGGTGTAGAGTTTGTTCGGAACCGGATCTATTGCTTCCAGAGGATCAGAGACCTTCAGGACGGCAACCTTCGGGGCGCACTGGGTAACAAGCCGTCCGTCTTTGAACAGTGAAACGGCACCTCCGGTGTTCAGGATACCCTTCTCGTTCACGACTTCAATTGGCTTCAGACCCACACCTGTTAGATAAAGGTTGACAGTCTCAAGTGAGAGGAATCCGCCAGCTGCAACCTGAACTTTGCCGAGGTTATAAGACACAAGGTCTTTGAGCTGCTTGGACATGATAATATAAGAAGCAGTTGCCCTGCTTACCCTGTGCTTGAGAACGACCTTGCCAGCAGCGTCAGCAGCGTCTTCTGCTGCCATAAGGACCTTGATAACGTCCATCGTTGCGGCGTTAGCCTGTGACCATACAACACCGTCAGCCGGGAGAGCAGTCTTCGCAATCCCTACATTGATTGCCTCAGACCATATGACACCACCGGCGTTGTTGGTTTTGGTCAGGGTGACTTGTCCGTCAGAAAGTCCTTCCAGATACTGTGCAAGAATACGCCTGTGAGGTGCAATCGCTGCCAGTTCGTAAGGATTGAACAGGTACTTTACGATCCTGGCATACTGAGCAGCCTTCTGCTCGTTAGTCAGGTTCGCTGTCCTCGCTTTGAGGCGACTTTCCATGAACATGTATCTCTCCAGACGATCATTGTCGATCTGCCACTCATCACCCATACGGGCCAGAGTACCGGAGAGTTCTCCGATTGAAGGCATGTCACGCTTGGGCCTTTCGGCGTTCTTGTCGATTACCGTACCCAGCATTGCTGCTGCATAGTCTGCGGTTGCTGCCGCCCAGTTTTTAGATGCTTCATATTCCACATCCATCTCCGCATTCCAACCTATCTGATAGGTGGACGTTTTCATGTTTTCGTTGACGAAAGCATCAAACGCTTTGGGATTTTGTATTGATTCGAGTATTGTCGGCATGAGCTTACCCTATAAATTGAATGAATTTCAGGGCCGCTTTAATGGCAGCAGTTACTCCCTGCGGAAGTCTGGCTGTCTGTACACCTTTGGCCTCGTAAATAACCGTACATGTCGGCTGTGCGTCCAGCTCAACATCTGCATAGTTCAACCCGTCCGGGTTGATAGCAACTTTGCCGGCAGCACCAGCAGAGTCGTATGTCTGAAGGATTGCTCCAACAGCGAGTGCGCCCAGATCATCGGCTGAAATGGCGAATGAGTCATAATCGGCATCTGATGTGTCGATTACTCCAACGGTTACAGCCTGTGCTGCGGTTCCGATAACATCGGTGGCAAGCAGGTGCGAACCTTTGAGGATTCTGACTTCGGTTGCCAGTGCAGTGAGAGCTGCCTGAAGTACCGGAGCCTTAATGAGAGTGGCCTTGCGTTCAACTTGGTCAACCTTCAAAAGCGCACCCTTGGGGAGCGTAAGTGTTCCAACTGGAACGGTTGTTTTGTCGAACAAAAAACCACCTTCAAACTCTCTGGTAGTCGCCACGTCCCACATGTGGTTGTAGCTGTTACCAGTCTGTGCTGTGTTTGTGTAGTCCATTTTCGTTTTATGTTATTACTATTTCTTTTCTGGAGCGTTCATCTCCTTCATGGTTTTCACGAAGGCATCTTCATCTCCAGTTGGTTCTCCACCGCCGCCAGGTCGCTTCATCTTTTTAAGGCCCATATCAGCAAGTTCCTGATTCAGTGCTGAGATGTCAGCTTCTTTATCTGTAAGGTAGCTGGCAAAGTCAGTGTCATCTTTAAACGTACCCACAACCCGGTTGAAGTCTTTCAGCAATGCCGCCTGGTGCTTTTCGGGAAGGTCTTTTATCTTCTCGGTATAAGCAGCAACTCTGGTCTTGCTGATATTAACCTGCTCAATCTGGTTCATCCTCTGGTCCTGTGTTTCCCTGTAGGATTTGAACCATGCAGGTTCTTCATTTGGGTTTGGATTGCCCCCTGTTTTGTCCGGTTCTGGTGACCCGGTGGGTGCTGGTGCTGGTGTGGTTTTCTCCTTGGCTGCGTTCACAATTCTGCTGACCGCTGTTTGAGAAACCTTTAAATAAGGAATAGCCGCTTCGACTGCTGCGTCTATCTGTTCATCGGTGGCGTTCTCCGGTAAGGTGGCTTTGATCTGGTTTGCGACTGTCTCCAGCTCTTCTTTGCTGAACCCCAGTGCGATAGATTTGGGTTTCAGGATTTGAATAACTTCCATTCTTCTACGTTTGTTTTGGTGACGGAGCCTGTCAGATTACCAACAGGCTCCATACCAATAACCCTAAACCGTATAGGAACAAAGACTGTGACAATGATGTTAAGCTCCTTGGTACAAAATAAAAAAAGTATTGCCGGATAAGCAATACTTTGATCATATAAATAAACTGTTGATTTACAGCCTTCCCTCGTCTCCAAAGCTATAATGATCCCCTTCTGGGGTCAGGATGAGATGGTCTAGGAGTTGAATATCCATCAAGGCAGCTGAATCTTTGAGCTTTTGAGTGATCCTTATGTCGGCTTCACTGGGGTCAGTATTCCCGCTGGGGTGGTTGTGGCACATGATCATACCGCTTGCAAGACATTTTAAGGCAGTGGCAAGCACCAGCCTAACATCTATAACTGTTCCTGAGATGCCTCCCTGAGAGACCTTATACCAGCCTATTGAGTTGTTCTTCCGATTCAGGAACACAACGATTGCGCTTTCGCAAACCTCAATTGTGTCCTCGTCAAATATTAGTCTCATATAGTCGGCTGCATCTTTGCTCGACTGGATTTGGACCTTTTTTATGTCACCTGACTTGTATTTCAAAGTCAGTTCCGGGATGTTTGTCAGATATTCTTTCATGGTCCTTAGATATCCAACAAGTCCATAAGATAATCAGGCTCCAGACCGAATTCGTCCTGCATGATATCATCCATTTCACAGATGCCGATTTCACCGCTGCCGATGTGGTCCCTGACTTCGGCAATACGTTCATCGGCTTCCGCAGATGTCAGGCTGTCACGCTTCATTAAGATTCTTTTTAATTCACTCATTTTGATACGGGTTAGTGGTTTATAATTACGATTTAATATTTACTTGCTCCATCCCAGTGCCTCTGTCGCTTCTCCAGAGAGGTAGCCTATCTGCCCTGCCTCACCGATATACACCTTATCTCCTGCTGGGGCAATGTCTCCGACTTCATATTCAAAGGGGTAGTTAGGCTGGAAGGCCAGTCTGATTTCCATTTCTTCTTCAAACCCCTCTAGCTGCTCGATTAATTCTCCTACTGTCATTGTTTCTCGGTTTTAGTGTATAATAAAGTTAATCAAAATTGCTTAATAAGCAACATTTTAGACATATATTTTCAATGTTTTAACACATTCTAACACATCGTTTGAGGGTTTGAAGACTCTGGTATTCTGCGGGAGAGTACCAGCACCTATTTACCTGATACTGACTGTTGGTTGAAAGTCCAATCTTACTCATACTCAGAATACTTTTGCGAATTCTTTTGCGAACTCATAAGAGACACGTTCCCGGTCTTTGATCTCCTTATCCATACATTCCGAATCAGAATCTTTATCCATTAGAACGACCATGCGACCATGATATAGATGTCGCTGCATTTCCATAAAGGCATCCAGTAGACCTATGCCTCCATAAGTAGAATAACGCCGCCCTTCATGAAAGGACAGGACATAGATTTTGCGTTCGACTTCTCTTGCTTTTTCGGTTGTCTTTTTTAGTGTTGCCATTGGATCTGTTTTTTGAGTTAGTGACTATCTGAAAAACGGTGTTACGGTAGTGTCCTCTCCCTTTGCTTCTTTGAGCCTGAGATGTTCCCTGTATGCCATCTGGTAAGAGTCAATGTGACCGCAAGGATTCTCCCAGTTGTCAACTGAATACCATTCCCCATCTTCACAATAGCTTCGTGGATGTGGCTCTCCTCTCTTTGCTCCGCAAGCCGGGCAGTTGGCTGCGATCTCTATTTTTACCGGGTAAAAGGTCCAACCGTCACCGCCAAACCAGTTGTTTCTATACATTATTGTTGCCTTCATGCGCTCTTTTTAAGGGTTTAATTCCGGGTGGTTCAGGTTGAAACGCCTTTCAGCTTCAGCTACCTTGCGTTGTTCTTCTTTCAAAAATATGTCTCTCCTCTCCCTTGCAAGATCAAGGTTGGCAGCAGCGCATGTGAATAGCTCTCCTGTAAGAGTTGACCTGAATTCGTACTGGACTCGCTTGCGCCCCATGTAGTCAAAATACTCGTACTTCTCTTGCCCTGCCAAGCAGGTGCTTTTTCCATTTTTGTCTGTTTTCATATTGATTAAGTGATTATTGTTTCAACTTATGTTGCTCTTTGTCTCTGGCCCAGATACTGGATCGTGTCTCCTTTACTGAATAATATTTCCTCCCGGTTGCTTTGGTTTAAAATGAATAGTCATAATACTCCCGCCTGACTCCGAACAGGACATTGACCGCAATCCATGTCGTCATGGGCTTTGTCAGTCCCGGAATAAGTGTGCTAATGAAGGCCCCACGATACTCTCCACCTGCTGCCTTATAAGCATCATGGAGTTTCTGCCCAAACTCACCGTACTTCTTCCTGGCATCATCAGTGAAGGTTACGCTGTCATATCTGGACTTCCATCCACCCCATTTGTAATACAGCTTCACTTTCTCCTGAGTCAGTTCTTTGTACTCGTAGTCCTGTGAGTCTGACATCCCGTATTTGTCCAGCCTTGTCGGGGCGTAACGCTGGATTACGCAGCTCTTCTCCTTCTCGTTTACTTCTATCACCTCATATGCATGGCGGTCAGTCCAGAGCAGGATTGTTGCTCCTGCACCCACCACTGGGATGCTCTGGTTCTTACTCATCATCCAGTTAAAGAATGACCCGGTTTGCTTTCCGAGTTTCATCCCTCTTTTAATCGGTTCCATTGTCTTTATCGGGTTTAGTTATCGTGAAAATGCTTCGTATTCCTCCGCTGTCTCAAAACGGTCATGAACCGGGATAGGGTAGGAGTTGGGGAACCTGCTGTCGCTGGTGTAGATGAAATTGCCGCCGAACATTCCGTATCGGACCCCTCTCATCTCAAAGCCTTCTTTTCTGGGCTCAGCATGAATGTACTCCCTGCCACAGATGTTACGCCTGACCAGTACCAGATACACTTCGTCTTTCCCAACCTTGAAAGGTCCCTCTATTGAGTCGTCAACCAGCAAGATCCTGCTAACCTTTGATGTGATGCCGTTTGCTGTGCAATCAGGGAAGTCAACTTCCCTGAATACTCCTACTGTTAGCCCTGTGAGTTCCATTGTTTTTTTTCGGTTAAAGTCTGCTTATTATATAATCTATGTCTTCCTGGCTTAGCTGGAGGCCCAGACCCCTCTGCATCTTGATCTTTGCAGCCTTCCCTAGTTCTTGTTCAACCCTCTCATCCAAGTCTCTGTCATCAAGCTGGTCTGCCATCAGAAGCATGAACCGACAGAGGTCTTCCTTCTTCTTCTTACCCTCAGTCTTCGCAACTCCGATCAGCTCGTCTTTGGCTTCGGCTTCAGAGTAAAATTTGGTGGCTGTCTCAATCGGAAAGTCATTCCTGATATTGGCTGTCATCTGGTCCAAGTCTCTTTTGAAGTATTCAGCGAAATAGCCTTCGGCTTCGCAGAGACTGGTCAGTGTCTTGATTTCAAGTTCTTTTGTCATGTCCGTCTGGATTAGTTGTTGTAGTATGCATCAATTTCCTGTGAAATGTCAGAGTCTGATATGTGCTCTGAGCCATTATTCAGCAGGTTATGACCAATCACTTCAGCATCTCTGTCAGTTATGAGCAGGAAGTCTGCTTCGTCCATCAGATTAAGGATTCGGACGATCAATTCTGGGGAGGCGGTTTTCAGTGTCATGTCTTTGTTTTTGTGTGTTTATCTCAACACAATAAAGATAATCAAAATTGCTCAATAAGCAATATAAATCATGCTTATTTTCCTCAATTTCACATTATTTAACATTTGATATTCAGGTAGTTAGTAAATGAGGAAAGCACTCGTACCTCATATCAGGTACCAGCCTATTGCCTGTTGTGAGACCTAATTTGTTTCGTATTCTTACTTTGGGGATCTCAATAGTGTCTTCAAAGGTATTTATGAGTCGCGGGGTACTTGTTTTGCAGTTCCTGTACAAAGCTGTTTTATCATTACGAGTGTCGCGCTATAAATTTGACTGGAGCCGGTAAACAATCATGGTACAGGATTATAATTTCGGGCAGATGCGTGTGTCAGGGTGCAGGGATCATAACGAATTTATCAAAGTTGCAGGAACAAAAGCAAAAAGTGTGACAAACCCATTAATTATACCAACCTGTTAGGTTTAGGGGTATTATTAATGCTGTCTTGGTTCAAGAAAACTGTCTCATTATAATTCTGTCTCAATATAGAGCGGAGTAGAATGGCAGACTCTTCCCGCAAACTTTTTATCGTAATTTGACGATTTAATTTTCGGCTTAGGCAAGGCAGAGATGACGAGGTCCTTAAAACTTTAAACTATAACTAAATGATGGTATAATCGGAAAGTAGCTCTGTTGTTTTAAAACTGTCTTAGTTAAACTGGGGATAACTTGTCCTTGGTGATCAAATTCATAAATTGAATCAAGAAAATAGTAATATGGATTCTGACGGTTATAAAGGTTGTAAATACTTATGTTCCATGTTCTTTCTCCTCGCCTGACTGTTTTATGGAAATTTATCCCGACATCTAGTTTGTGATAGGCACGCATCCGATGCGAATTAAGGTCTTTATACGCTTGTCCGTATCTATAATGATTGATTGTTTGGTTTAATTCATCATCGGGGCCGGTTATCATTAGATATTTCCCAGCTGCAAGCGTATATGGATTACCAGTTCCATAAACCCATGTTGCAGAAAATTGTATATTACTCTTTATTTTCTGAAGATAGACAAGACTTATATCATGTGTCCTGTCATACTTGAACGGATACGGGCGCCCATTGTTTTTATATTCAAATTGTCGCGTTGATTTTGAGTATGTATATGCTAACCAACCTGTTGCCGAACCTTTTGTCTTTTGAAAGAGAAATTCCAGACCATAAGACTTACCCTTACCATTAGTTTCAACCTGCGTTTGCCAGTCGGAAGCTGATGAGAGTGATGCAACACCATCTTTATATGTGATCAGGTTATTCATTGTTTTATGGTAGCCCTCAAGGCTCACCTCATACTCACCATTTCTGAAGGTCTTTTCCAAGCCGAAGGCGAATTGCTTTGACAGGGATGGTTTAACAACATTAGTAACAGGCACCCAGATATCATTTTGCATATTCGGACCTGATCCTGTAAGTAAATGGATATATTGATTCATTGACGAATATGAAGCTTTTAACAGAGTGTTTTCACCAATCAGGAAGGTTGTGAGGAATCGTGGCTCAAATGAGACATAATTCCGGTTTGGTACCTGATAATTAGTAACCCTTAAACCGATATTTGTAAATAACCTGGTGCCGATTGAAATTTCATTTTCAAGATAAACTGCATTTTCGAATCCATTTTGCTTTTTACTTCCGAAACTAGTATCAATTGCAACACTGTTTTCTAATGACTTGTATGATGTTGTATTAGGATTAAAGTGATGGAAAATGCTGGTGCCACCAAATTTCATTTTGTAATTCTGATTAACATAATAATCGAAATCTGCCTTTACTGATAAGTCAACAATCCCTGACCAGTAGCTAGCCGAAGTCTTTTCCTTAATAGTGTTGCGGGTATAGGTGCTTGAAAAATCATTTGAAAGACAGTACCTGGTTGAGTACAAGGTAACATTTGAAAACAGTCGGTCTCCATAAAGATGATTCCACCGGAATGATCCAAGAATATTACCCCATTCAAGAATCATCTTGTTTAAGTCCGTTTGAGTTTTTTGCCTGGATAATATCTTATCCTCGCCCGAATAGAAACTTAGATAAAGCCTGTCATTTGGCGAGATAATATGGTTTATTTTTGCATTCAGGTCATAAAAATTGTATCCCACTGATGTACCATTAAATGAAGTTGCTCTTGTTAATGGTCTTGTTATAAGATCATACATGAATCTCCGTACCGAAAGCATATATGAGGTAGTATCCTTTTTTATCGGACCTTCAACCATAATTTTAGAGGCAATCATTCCGATCATTACGTTTCCGTGGAACTCCTTCATATTTCCTTCTTTCATTTTAATGTCCACGACAGAGGATAATCTGCTCCCATAATGAGCGGGGAAACCACCTTTCACAAGCTTCATGCTGTTTATTGCATCGGAATTAAAGGTTGATACAAATCCGCCCAGATGGTTAATATAATAAACCGGTACATCGTCGATTACCATTAGATTCTGATCAGGGCTTCCGCCGCGTACATATAATCCGCTTGAGGCCTCATTCCCAGCCTGGATGCCAGGCATGAGTTGCAGCGATTTCAGCAGATCGGATTCACCGCCAAGAGAGGGCATGGCAGCAACTTGTGAAACTGGCACAGATACGACACTCATCTCCTTTCTCTTTTCATAAGTAGTTGTTCTCTCAGCACTTATAATTACCTCGTCAAGGATATTCCTGCTTTTTAATGCAAAATCAACCTTTAAATTCTGATTGGGTTTCACTGTTTGAGAAGAAGGAGTAAAGCCAACAAATGAGGCTTGAAGTATTATTGTGTCTTCTGATGAATTCAGGGTCAGGACATAATAACCATAACTATTTGAGATTGCATAATTCAATAAGTTGGAAGTAGTTATTGTGGCACCGATAATCCTTTCACCTGATTCTTCATCAGTAACATATCCGCTAATGTCGACTTTTTGGGAATAGCCATTAGTAAATAATACGAAAAGAGAGAGAAATATAACTAGTCCCTTAATCATTTGACAGATATGGTCATTACATTTTCATCTGATGAATAACCTGCAAAAATTCCATAACCACCTGTAATATTTGAGTGCAGGTTAATTGGCTCGCTCATTCCGCTGAAAATGTCATATTCCAAGCTGAACAAATATGCAAACTGTTTTTCTTTGTATTTAAAATAAGTCTCTGAGACGGATCTGAAAATTATTTTCAGGTTATAATCCCGATACCAGTTAGTAGCAAAATAAATTTTCACCGAGCAATGTTTTCCGTCAAACATTTTATCTGAAAAAATTAGCGTTCTGGGACTATAATCAAGAAGCCCGGTTGAGGTTATTATAGGGTCAGAGTTTTTCTTAAACCAAAGAAAGACGTTTTCACTACTGACAATATCATTTGCCACCAGCTCCACTTCATAAAAGTTTGGTCCGGCAATATCCTGGAAATCAAGTTTTAGTTCATTTATTACAAAGCCATCTTCATCAATTAATACCGAATCAGTAAAAACATAGCTTTGAAGAATCGCTTTTTCAGGAATGATATCCTCACAAAAAACAGAATCCATATCAGGAGCGGATACAACCAGAGAGTAATACTTCCCTATCTCAGCAATAACGTGTGAATAATAATATCCGTTGTCCGGGTAAAGAGTGTCGGTTTTTACATCATTAATCCATAAAACAACAGTTGCATCGTTACATTCCGGGAATCCATTTTCTAGTATTCCAATGCTTTTGGAAAGGTGCACTTTTATCGGTCTTCCATCTGTAAAAAAGCTGTTGACAACTACTTTTGAATCAGACGGAGGAAGGTCTATTTCAATCACTTTCTGGCACGATAGAAGTGAAAAAAGAAAAACAAAAGGAGTGAAAAATTTGAAAAGGAAGTGCATTAAAAATTGTAATTAACTTTATAGGAAATTACAGATTTCTTGCCATTTACTTGCACAAGATTTGAAAATTTGTAATATAAATCAAAGCTGAACTTCTTGCTTTTGGAATAAAGTGAAACACCGGGAGCAACATAGATCCCGAATTTGTCGGATTTATATTCCGGTGTGGTTTTTACTATTGAATGAAAATAGTATGGAGAAGCTTCAGCAAATACCTGAAATCTTTTATCAGGCAGAATTGAGAATCTGGAAAATGGTCCAACCCTATAACTAAAGTAATGGAAGCTTTGGTCTGAGCTTATATTTATTGGGAAATTGCATGAAAATTCTATGCCTGTGGAAACATTTTTTGTAATCCCGTACCTGTACCGTAAGGCAGAAACAGTATTCATAACATAAAAATCGAAAAACTGTTCGTTAATATAGGGATTAAACTGAATTCCAATTTGGTTTCTGAAAAATGAAGGCTTTTCCTGTTCCTGGGAAAATGCATTGATAAAGAATAAGAATAAAATACCTGTCGATAGAAGTATTGTTCTTTTCATATGGCATAAATGTTATAAACAGCGTTTAAAACTAATAAATTAATTTTAAACGCTGTTTGTTTCGTCGAGGAAATTTCTAAAAAGGATCGTTTAAAATCGATGTATGGGTAACAGTATAGGTTGGAGAATCGGAGAGAGCATCCGCCCAATTTATATAAATATATTCTGTGACACCATCAATTAATCTTCCACGACTATAGGCCGGGGAATAGCTAGCGTTCAGGTCTATTAGACTCCCCCCACAAAAGACAATATTACGTTGAGAGTCTCCTGTATCTTCATCATAATTTGAGTATATTTGAACTAGAGGACTACCTGAGCCGAAAGTCCAATAGCCATCTCCATGTGCAGCCTTTGTGTTTAACTGCGCCCCTAACCAAACTAAAGTTTTTTTCTGAGGGTTAGTCCTTATATCGTACCAGTAAGAAACACCATTCGTGTATTCCATTATTGAACTTACAATTCTATATTTAGAATTGTTATTGAAGTATACGGTTTTCTGGCCAAGATCACTTTTGGCTTCATGTCTGGGTTGTGAAGGCGTAATTTTAATATCCTTGATAAGAATCTGATCTTGTGGAAGGAAAAGCATTTCTATCTTAGATTCATCCGCAGTTTGATAAATGTAATTCTGTACAATTCTGTAAATCTGGTCTCCAATTTGGAAGATTCCATCTTCATTAGCTACGTAACATAGGATTATTGAATGAGGCAAAACATAGAGTGTTGAATTATCGAATATCTCTTTATAAAATACCCTCGGGTATTTAGACACATATTCCGAAAACTTTGGATCATCTTCTTCCAATTTCATTCCTTCCAGGTAATATTCAGTCATAGATTTTAGCCCAAGAGACTTATTTTTCTCTACAATTAACTGAGTATTACTCTGATTCTCAGATAGCCATTCTTGGTAATCAGTAAAAGACGCATAGTCCTTAAAGATTAATCGACCGTCACGAAAGGTAATATTATCATCTGTGACTGACGAAAGATTTGCTTGGGACTCTTCTTTCTGACAAGAAAGACAAAACAAAAGAAGGAGATTTAAAAGAGCAATTCCATTGAATCTCCAAAATCCAGTAAATAGATTCCTTTTCATAGTGCTTTTGATTTAAGTTAATAATAAAGTTATCTCAATACAGATTTGACTTAAACAAATTTCGCACAGGTTAATCAACTAAACAACCATTTAATCGACAAGAAATTACCAGAGTAATATATAAGTTATCAAGAAATATATTGAATTATCAAAGTGCAAACTTAGTTATCCAAAGTGTCTTAATTCCTCCCTGAATCCAAAGGCAGTTAATATAGGAAAAACCTTACTACAACTTTTCCTGGGTACCGAAATCTTATGTCCGGCTAAATAGATCATACGTAGATATCTATTGAAGGACGCAGGTTTGTTTAAATTAATTATATAGGAAGAGGAGCAACGTAAAAAATGATACTTATTCAACACGTTTTCTAGAATACATAACGACTTCGGTAGGACAATCTCAATATCGCCATCTTTGAGTAATATCTTTGTATAATTTCTATCGGCTTTACATAGGGTAATCCCATCAAGATCTATAACTTTGTGTCCATTCCTGGCAATTAAATAAATTGCATTACGATTAGAAGCAGGATTGATGAAGACCTCAAGATTTTTCATAGGAATTCGGTTGAAATTATTACTCTTTTGTTGGATTTCTAATTGCTAAAACGTTTGTACTAAACAGTAAATTTAAATGATGATACCTTCTTATTGATTCTTATACTTCTAAAGCATCTGTTTAACGTCAGCCAAACACATGCTTTTGTGTGTTTGAAGTCCTAGTTGTTCGTCACATCCCATAAAACTAGCGTTCAGTGTGTGGTACATTGACTGTCCCACACGATTGCCTTTGTACGGGTTGCCTGGTGGCGCACTTTTGCCAATAAGCACTGCCCTTAATATTGGGTTTTATTGTCCTTGGTTTGGTTAATTCTTAAATGGTATTGGTTTCAGACTATATATTAGGTGCAGACCTGCACTAATTTACAAATTATTTTTCTAACTACGAGCAAAAAGTATTCAACTACCCCTTGATCATTCTGCTAATGTCAATCAGTGCATGAAGTCTATCAATCCCTATTGCTTTTATGTACCCCGGATTATTCTTGATAAAGTAGGGTTCAGACTTTGATCTGGCATACTGCTCTCTGTGGCCTGTCACCCATTTCTTGAATGAATCGGGAACGTCCTTCACTGTATTGTCAGATAAGGCTGGCCCAATGTCTTCTCCAGCCATACGCCTATTCTCTCGGTCAATGAAGTCCTTGGTGCTACTCAATATCGGAACGGCATAGCAGCGGCACTGGGGATGCCAGCCGTAGAACTTGAAATTCTTCGGGTATCGTCCGACCAGGGAGTCACACATCGGACATGAAAAGACATGGTTTGACCGGCGTACCTCAAAACCCACCACAAAGTCCAATTGCCTCCAGCGTTCATGGTCTGATTGCCTGTAAGCCATGTTCACTTCAGTCCGGGCAAGCCGCATTGCATTCATGTAGCTACTCCGGTAGCTTCCGGGTCCCGGTGAATACTTCTTTGCCTGTTGGCTTAAAGCTAGCTCCCCCCGGTTATCTCTGACCTTCCTATACAGTTTATCAGGTTCTTTGAGATAATGCCTTAAATCAAGGCTGAGCTGTGTAGCTGACCTTCCTTCAGCCAGTCCGACATCCACCCCCATTTCCAGCTCTCCTTTCAGCTGTTTTGTGAACTTCCAGATACGGTCAGACAAATTCAGGCCGGCAGACTTCCTGGTTTGGAATGCTGCCAATGCCTCCAGATTGCGGTTGTATAAATGCTCCAGTTGCTTCCGCTTGAATGAAGTTGATTTGAGTATCCTGTTGACAAGCTGGTCATTCTTCTTTGAGGCCAAATCCCATTCTTGTTCAGTCGCATCCCGGAGCGTACTGGTCAGCTTCAGCTTGAATGACTTAAATAGCTGATCTGCCTTTTGCCTTGTCTGAGGGTAGTCGGCAAATGTGAATGGCTTGGTTAAATCGATATCAGGACCGATACCAGCAACCACGCTGGCAGCTTCTCTGGCTGCAAACATATATAGCTGCTCGACTTTCTTCACATAAAGCCCTTCGAGTTTCTTGAAGTGCAGCTGGTCATAATTTATTTCTGCTGGCATAGATCCTGGCTTTCACTTATTCATTGCTCCCCGCTGTCTCAAATACAGCGGAATCATTGGCCCTCTTTTCTTCATCCTGCAGCTGCTGGTATTCCTGCTCTATGTTTGTGACCAGCCCCAACTTTTCAATGCCTGTCTTTTGCGACATGACAGGCTTCTGAGTCGCCTTCGTGATCTTGTCAATCTGGGCTGTTTCATCGTTCTGGACGAAGGGCGTAATGATATGCTCCACCTCTAAGTCCATGATCGTGTTTTTCCAACCGCTGTTGATCTCTCCCAAAAATGCCTTAATGACGTTGCACTCCCGGTCAAAGAATTCAATCAGGTCGCCACTTTCGTCACCAACCTTCAAGTGTGCGTCAGTGAGCAGGGTTTTCCTTGCTCCCTCCGTGATTGCACTGATCGATTTTACATTGTCAAATGACAGGTTGGGCAACTGCAGCTCTTCCTCCATACTCTGCTTGAGAGTGTCAGTATAATACTTCATGGCCTCAATCTGTTGACTCCACGTAACGTAACTGATGTCTCCATCACCGTCCAGTTGGTAAACTTCCCTTGCGACTTCATTCGCTGGTTGGCCTCCTATAAGCTTCCCTTTCACTTTCAGGATAGGAGCTGAGTTACGCTTCAGGATATCGCTTTCCCTTGACAGAGACAGCTCCATCTGGTGTACGTTACCTGTTATATCCTCCCAGATCGGAATGGGCCTCCAGAGATATAATCCAGGTATCTTACCGATGCTGATACTGGAGTCCTCACCACTGAGGTCTTCCCATGTACCAGTGCCTTCCTGACGGTAAACCTTCTCCTGCTCATTGGTGTAAACATGGAAGTATGTCATCTCTTTCATGTCTTCAGTCACCATGTACTCATACGCTAGTCCGATCAGATCCTTGTACTTGTCAAAGACCGGATAGATATTTGCGGTGGATAGCATTGAGAACTTGGCGTCCATTGGAGAAAAGGTGTTGCACTTCAGCTTCCAGTTGGAGTCAAAACCATAGTGTTTATTCTTGCCTTGCACCGGATACCAGATAGTCATTATCTCACATGCGGCAAAGTATGCCTTCATGCGCTTGCGGTTCACTGTGTCTATTCTGGTTTTCGTGTAAACTGCCTCTATTGCATCAGCCTGAGCCTTCTTAACCGGGTCTTCATCGGTTGTATAGAGTCGTTTCACCGGGATCGCAAAAGCCATCTGGGTCATCCGCTTTGATGACAGCTTCTGCATGCCGTATGTCACCCTGGCAATCTTTTCTACAGTGCCGTCCGGGTGCGTTTTATCTTTGCGGCTCGTCTTATCGGTAATGATCTCGTGCTGCTTGGGGTCATACTCTTTTGCCAGTGTATCCCATGCAGGGACCAGTACCGTCTTGCTCTCTTTAATAGCTGCAATGATGTCCTCAATTTCACCTTTAAACTCTATTGTGTCCATGTGGTTATCTGAATATGTTTAATAATTCTTTCTCATCAACCTCTTTGGCTGCATTCAGCAGATAGTCCGCAGCATAGTAAATAAGGTCCACGTACTCATCATGGGCCTTTGTGGGGAAGCCGGTTATCTCTCCGACAAACTCATCGTTCCAGTTGTCTGCTACCAGATAGATTCGTCCGCACTCAAAAAGGGGACTGATACTGTTCAGCCGGGTTTCTTTGGAATCTCTGGGGGTGGGGGTGGAGCAAACGTTCAGTTCAGTGTCCCTTGCCAGCTGATCCACCACGCTGATCCCGTTGGCCTTTGGTTCAATACGGATTGAGCTGATGCTGCTGTATCCATGAGCCTGGACATATCCCGGAATGAACTTAATAAGGTCCGGGAAGCGTAAGCTCACCTTCTTGGCTGCTACGATGTAAAGTGCGTTTTCAATCCTACAGGCTCCTATTATCCCTGAGGGGTCGTTCTCGGCGCTGTCGGTGTAAGCAGTGTCAATAAAGAAGATCACTGGAGGGTTGGCATCCTTTGCCATCCGCCTGAAGTCAGAATAAGAGACATATTTAAACCACTCGTTCTTTATGATGTTACCACCTTCTGTTACTGGGTTCTGATCGAACTGGCCTGAGTAGGCCCGGCTCCCCAGATCCGTCTTGGCTTCAGCAAGGACCTTCCTGCTTAACCGCTTTGGGTCTAACATCCCATCCACGTAATTACTCCGCAATGACTCTGGCTTGATGCTTCCTGTGGCTTCAGCTGGTAGGCAGAGATGCCTTACCGTATCTTGCTTTTGAGCCAGCAAATAGCCTGTTACATCCTGCTCGTTGAGCCGCTGCATGATAGTGATCATGGGAGTGTTTTCCTTATCAACCTTTCGACTGGAGAGGGTTTTCACGTGTTCAATGGCCTGAAGCCTCAGTAGCTCTGAGTTGGCCTGTTTCGGATTCTGGGGATCATCGTTCAGAATGATATGGGCATGGAAGCCGGTAATGGTGGAGCCGGTTGACGTTGCGTACCGGAATCCTGTAAGCGTGTTCTCATAGTTCTGCTTGCCACTCTTATCCCTTCTGATCTCCACCTCCGGGAATAGTGCCCTATACTTGTCTGAGAGAATGATGTCCTTTGACTTGGTGGCGTGTTCTATTGAGAGGGAGTTGGAGTATGAGTTTGTGATGACTTTGATTGTAGGGTCGATTGTCCAGAGCCAGGGGTGGAACATGATTGTGACAATGGTTGACTTCGTGGTCCCCGGTGGGATGTTAATAATGAGATCGTAAGGCTTAGGAAGACGTTTGACAATATACTCCGACAGCTTCTGCATCTCATCACACAGGTACTCTATATGCCAGTTTTCTGAAAACGGTTCTTTAATGATGACCTCCCAGAACTGGAGAACAAAACTGTAAAAGCGGTCCTTGCAATCTTGTGCAAGTACCATTCTTCCCATCTGGATATATTTTTCATCCTTGGTCATTAAAGCTTTTCTCACCTATCTTCCGCAAAACGTCCCTTTCAGTAGGGGTTAGCTTTGTCAGGTCCATTGCCGGCAGACTGATCAGGTCACCTCCGTCCTTACCGGTGATCTCTCTTCGATCCTTCCATAAGTCCGGCCTCCGGTTCTTCAGCCAGAAAATCATAGAGGTAGGATCGGCAGCAAGGTGCTTGGTTGTCTTCCGAGTTTTTACCACCGGAGCGTCACCTGATACATCCGTCTCGGTTGTTACCTCCATGTACTCATATCCGTTTGACCGGCGGTACAGGTTTGCGGCTACGTTACTGTCGGCTATAGCCTTGCCCTTTTTTATGGTGTCCATAAACGTGGGATACATGTGCCTCCAGTTGCTCAGGGTGGACCTTCTAATACCCAGAATGTCTGAGATTTCGGTGTCAATTGCGCCCAACAGACAGAGCTTGTAAACAAGTTGATCCGTTTCGGGCCCCTTGTACAAGCTCTTTCTGCCTCCTTTATTCTTCGCTGGCTTGTTATCCATTAAACAAGTCGGTTTGTATCACGAAAGTATTTTTGATCATATTGGCAAACATCCAATTTCGGCATGTGTTGAACAATTTATTGTGGGCTTGTGGATGGTTGGGATCAATTGAGGTGTTGTAAATAGGAATGCCTTCTGCGTTTTCAATCAGGCAGTTCACCCTTTCATTGTCAATGATTATTCTGGAGCCAGTCTTCTCCCTGAAGGCAATGTGAACATTGTTCTTCCAAATCCAGTCTTCATGGACTGCACAGAAATAATAATACTGATACCCTTCCTTCAGGTTGATATCATAATACTCTCTTTTGTAACCTTTGATCCGGGGATCATTGGTTCCCAGAAACGCCTTCATGCAATGCTCAGACAGATTTACTCCAGTGATATAGCGGAGCCATTCAATCCTGTAGGTCTTCTTTAATTCAAGTCTTTTAATGGTTATCATTTCATACGGTTTATAAGGATAAGATAATCATTATCAGGTTAGTATGCAAATATCGACAGGCATATTTACATCAATCTGAGCAATTCTTTTACTTCGTTTTGCCTTCCGTACCTCTGGTTGTTTGGAAGGTCCAGATCAAACTCAAAGTCGATTGACTTAATCATGTCCTCTCGGCTGATGTTGCTGATTTTTGTCGCACCTACACCGTAATACCCGGAGCTGCTATACCTGTTGAATGGGAGCAGGTTGTTCTTGGCGATAATAGCATCGACCTGGGCTTCATACAGGAACTTCTGAAAGTACCACTGGCCCTCCCGGAGTATAGCTGACAGCCCATTGGTATCCGGGAAATGGATATACCTCTCGATTGTGGCCGCCTTCTTGTAGTTGTACCGGCCCTCAATATCCTCTCGACGCCGGCCTGAAAAGAATATCTTTCCTCCGGGCTTGCAGAATGTATTGAGGCAACCCATAACTGCGTCTTCAGCTTCCTGACTATTTACACTGTTTATGACTGCGTCACATATCACCACATCAAACAGGCCATGCCGTTTAATACTCTGGATGAACCTGTCGATCATAAGCTGACCCCGTTCAATGCTTATTCCGACACGATTATGATTGAAGAACTCTAAACCGACTGTATTCCGATAGCCCAATACTTTGTTCATCTTCCCTATGAAGGCTCCCTTGCCGCAACCAAAGTCCAGCACATGAATCTCCTTTCCCAGCTTGGCTATTGCCGGCAGGACCGTCCGGTATAAAGGTGACCAATCAACGCCACCAGCCCGGTTCGGTTGGGCCAGTCCCTGAACATAATCCTGGCGTTCAACTTTCTCATAATTGAAGACTCCGTACTGCCGGGAGAAATAATAACGAAACTTGCCCAGTTCGTCTTTGTCGATGAAAGAAACATGAACATCGCTATTCAGGGTCTTACAGGCATAGATATAATTGTTTCCGAATACTACCTCCCCTTCACAGACAATAGCACAAAGCGGATCACCGTATTTGATAATGAGACGGCATATCTCATTTGCCACAATCACATTATAGTCCGGGCAGTCAAAGCTCTTTATCGGTAAGGTATGGAAACCACGTTCCCGGCTCTCGCTGCACGTACCGCTGACTTTGGGTTCGTATTCAATCCCGTTGTGTATCTGGTTGAACAGGATTTCATCATGCAGGTCCACTCCCCGGATATAAAAGGCCGGGACCTCTGTCAGCTTGATCGCTTTGGCAGCGGTGGTCCTCTGGTGGCCAGCTACAATGGTCAGGTTGTCCCGGTTGACAATGATCGGTAAGATGAAGCCCAGCGTTGTGATGCTTCCAACAAGGTCGATCAGGCCCTGCTCAGACAGCTTACGTGGGTTGTATGCTGCCGGTTTAATCTTGGCTATCTGGACGGTTTCAAAGTTCATACTGTTTCTTTATTGCGGTTACAAAGCCATAAGATGTACCAGTGTTCTCAGTGTGCCTGTCGAACTTTTCCTTCAGCTCGTCATACTCGACTCTGGTCATACCCACAGAAATATCTCCAAATCTCAGGACATCGACCTCTCTGGGTTTCCCTCCTGGCTTTCCGGGTGGCAGAACCATGCTGGGGTCCAACTGTTTCATCTCGTCATTTATAACGTCATACAGCAGTAACTCCTCCCGGCTATACTGCTCATTCAGCAGTTCCATGTCAAAGGTCCCATAAGCAAGGTTGTCCTTTATGATCAGTTCTTTCTCCCGGTCCTCTGGCAACTCACTGACCAGTACAGGGACCATCGGGTTCTTTCTCCACTGGTTCCAGTATTCAATAAGCTCATCCTGCTCTGCTGAAGTCAGGGCCTGATACTTAAGATTATCAGTCAGCTCTGTCCTGATGTCCTCCCCGGTCAGAGTCAGGATATCAATATAGCAGTCACGCCGCTGGTTCCCGGACAATACCACGTTTGCTTTGGTGACTATCAGGGGCCTTATCTGGATCATTTTTGTGAACGTGAGCAGACTCTGGGTCAGTAGTCTCTTTGCTCTCAGGTCGATTACTCCCGGATTGATCGGGCTGGGGATTAAGGTTTTGACGTCTATTTGCATAACAAGACCTCCCTTACAAAGAACTCATCTGACCCGTTTCGCTCAACTGATGCGTTATACTCCTCCATGAGAAAGGTTAGTTCAGGTTCAGATAGAATTGATACCACATAGCCACACTTCAGCTTGCTCAACCCTATGGGATTATTCTCAATGTTCTTGTCATTGATCCTGTTGTTAAAGTCAAACAGGTTCTGGTCCACGTTCCCTGTGTAGCTCTCTATTTCGTCAATGTCAAAGTGCTGTTTTAGCATATCAGTGTTGTCATACCCTGATCGCACATTGTCCCTTACAATAAACTCTTTCTGCTCGGCCTCGGTCAGATCATCTGCAATTGTGACCTCTATGACTGGCTTGCTTAGCCATTTCTCCCAGTAGCCTTGAATCTCAAATTGCTTGTCCGAGTGCATGTCGGTGTACCTGTCCAGAATTAATAGCCGGTCCAGCAACTCATTAAAGTCCATTTCAGAGATAGCCTTCAAAGCAAGAAACCTCTGGTTGCCTCCTAGTATGACCTTTTCCTTTGATATTACAATGTTTCTGTAGGCAAGCATATCGCTGAATATCAGAATGCTCTCAATGAGCTTATCCAGCATATATTCACTGATAGCCCTGGGATTGTCCTTATTGACCTGTAACTGTGATATTTTGACTGTCTTCTTCATGGTCTGGAGTGCATGACAAAAAGGGAAATGCCTTATCTGCTAGTAGCGCTCCTCCCTAATTGATTAATTTGGATAAAAGTACGGTTATTATGGCTCAATAAGCAATAGTTTAATTATATTTTTATCTTCATGGGTAGGTTGGCCTCATTCCACATCAGTAAAAGGGCGTCCCGTTCTTCGCTGTTTGTCCGAGAGGGAAGCCCAGGAACAAAGAAAGCCAGCTCAGCATGTGTGATTTTCCCGTCAGGCCCTTTCCAGCATTTCTACAATGGTCTCTGTTCAATAACGTCAATACTCATTGCCTTGCAATACTGAACGATCATAAGCCCTACCTGATGGTTCCTGCCAACGTTGTACCCTGTCTTAGCTATTGCTCCTGCTCCCCGGTGCACTATTGTTGTAGGAAAACACAGATATTGTAGCGCTTTAAGGTCCTTCTTCCCTGACGCATTTTGGCGTTAACCCACTCCACGGGAAGGTGGGGGGGGGGGGGGTAAAAAAATAATAAATATTAAATT